GGACCAAGAGATGCACCAACCATTGCTTTGCCGACGAGCGTTGCCGTCCCCGTTCCTCCTATTGTCCCGCCGCCCTCAAGAAATAACTCAAGAGTGTCCAGACCCGCTACGTTGAACCAGTAGCCCCATGTCTCACTTGTTCTAAGAGTGTGGCTAGTACTAGCATCGTAAGCTTGAACGGAGGAGGGACCTACTCGCATTCCTGGATAAAAGAATGCGACCCCGTTTAGGAGTGCAGCAAATCCGATAACAGGTGGGCCTGTAAAGGTACCGCCGTTGGTGACAATAGTAACCACAACCGAATTGTAGCCAGCACACGGGATTACTAGTGTTGGCGAAGAAGAACTTGTCCAAGTCGCTGTTAATGCAGAAGAAACCGCTCCAATCGTAGTCGCATTCAACTTTGTCGGATCAGCCTGCCCGACTGTGGTAGGACCAGTAATGGTCGAAGGTGCCGCTTGTAAACTGATGGATACTTGACCAGAACCTGTGATAGCTGTGTTCAAATAAACTCTGAACACCGTGAAACCCGATACTGGGAACCAGTAAGAGTACGCATCATTGGTTAGTAGAGTTAGGGTGTGGTCTGCGTCGTACTGCTGTGTAAAAACTCCGCCTTGCGTGCGCATTCTCATACCAACGGTATCAAAACCGAAACCGCCGCTGCTCTCTGCGAAAAATCGAATCTGTCCGGTAGAGAAAGTTCCTCCGGTTGTAGAAATGATAGCAACAACGCTGCCCATGCCAGCGCAGTTTATATCGACGTGTGTACCTGCGGCTGTGGCACTAGTCCAGGTGGCAGATGAGACCGGCGTTACCGTGCCAACCGTTCTCAAACCCCCATTCACATCTAGTGATAAAGGGTTTGTTGTACCTGTGGTGTAAACAGGAGGATTGGTTGTTACTGGAGCTTGATTCGTAACGTTCAACTTACTCGCATCGCTCTGACCGACGGTGGTGGGGCCTGGTGCTGAACCGTTAGATGCTCTGCCTGCCAATAATATACTGCCTGAACCTGTGAAAGCTGGAGACAAGATCACATTTACTGTCGAGAGTCCCGCCACAGGAATCTGGTATATAATTCTCGTGTCGTTGCTCAAAGCTAAGGACTGGCTTGATGTAGCATCGTAAAACTGCTGAGAGTTTGAATCGATCTGACGCATCCCCGTTACAGATGAGTTAAAGGCTCCTGGACCCACGCCCTCAAACTGTATCGTCCCGCCTGTGCAGGAATTCAGAGCGCGTATATCAACGAGTACGGTTGAGTATCCTGCGCACGGAATTGACAAAACGGTCCCAGTAGAAGTTGCGCTAGTAATGGTTGTACTTACGATGGCGGATATTGCCCCTAATGTCGGGACATTCGCTTCATCGCTAGCCAACACCACAGGAATCGAGGCTGCAGATGTCTTTGCGCCTAAGGTGACAGCGGAGCCGCCAACTTGAGTAAGGTTCTCAGCAACTGTGTTGGTTACTGTAGTTGAGGCGAGGGAGACCGGAAGAGTTGCTTCATCAGAGGCTAATACAACTGGGATAGAGTTTGCAGATGTTTTTGCGCCGAGAGAGACGGCAGCATTGCCGACTTTTGCTAGATTTACACCTACAGGATTTGAAGGGGTGCCGAATGCCTGGGTACCGTCTGATAACTCAACTGGCAGCGGGTTCGTGAGGGAAGGGAGAGCGCCATTGACGAAGATGTTTGACTTCGACAAATCCGCAGGAGAAAGGGTACCATCGGGATTCTGCGTGAACAGCCAGGACTTGTGGATCTGGCTGTCATCGGTAGACGGCGGATTTTGTCTGGTACTCATTCGTTCCTTTTAAAAATAAGCCTGATCGCTATAAGGCAGGCGAGCATAAACCAAACAGCGATCAACGCTGCTATTCAATGGTAGTCTTGAAACGGCTCAAACACTCTAGGTGGGGCTACGTACGCGGGAGCGTGCGCGACATCTAGGTCCTTGATCTGCGGTGCAATCGAAGAGGCGGGCTCAACCCACGTTGGGGTTGTGGTTCCATCCACGCCGGCGATCACGATGCCGATAACTTTGTGCGTCTTCTCGCTGACTACAGAACTTCCGGATGCGCCGTGCGAGTCGAACTGCGTGACTTCGAAGAAGCCTTTCATCGGGCCACTCAAAGCAACGGTGCTGGACACGACGCCCATGCTGACTTCTTTGGCGATACCCAGGGAATAGTTCACATCGATCGTCGGGCTGTTGAGTTGAACTTCATTCTCGTCGCCTAACGGAATGACTGGATATTCTTTATCGGTCTTGTAGTAGAAGATGGCCCAATCGTTAGAGCCGTCCTTCTTCGCCGCAATCAGGGTGACGGGATGCCTGGTATTGCCCAGGTTATTCGCCACCGCGAACGTCATGTCGGCCGGCATCTCCTGGCTCGCAGGAGTGCAATGGCCCGCGGACAGGACTTCGTAGCCGCCGTCGACCTTGGCGATGACCTGCGCCGAACAAGTGAACTTGTCCTTGACGCCGCGTGATTCGCTGGTGGTGTAAAGCGCCAGAGACCCGTCGTAAACCTTTTTGTCAAAACCTTTGAGGGGTTGGATCTCTCCAAACGCTGACGATGCAAACAACACCACAGCCAACAACGCGGTTCCTAAACGCATTGAAATACACCTTAGGAATGGCCCCTTTGCAGAGCATCAGCCACTCGTAGTCGCTTCCTTTGGGGAATCCTCTGCTCGACGATTAAAGAAGTCTTAAAAATGGACAGTATCACGGCTAAGGGCCGCTATTGGGGTAAACTGAAATTTTTCAGTAAAACTACAGGTTCAGGCCTGCACCCCAGAATGGCAGTAGCCTTGGGAACACCGGGACGGCTGCGGCCGCCGCTAGCGCTAGATCAGGAGAAAGTTTCTTGCCGCCCGTGATCGGCGGATCGGTCTCAACCTCTTTAGGTGGGGCAAGGCACCGTCTGAGTAGGATCTGGAGTTGCGCAAGACCAGGCCTGTAAAGCCTAGCCAATTTTTCCGGCATGCGTTGTAGCTTGCCTTCGATAAGGTCGTTGGCCAGCCGTAGCCGCTCTTGGATTTCAGGCGATAGTACGGTATCGGTGTGCAAGTTCCACCTCGCCGCGGAGATCCGCTAACGGAGAAATCTTCATGTCAGCAAGAAACGAATAGTCGTTCGCGGTCCAAATCGGGCTGCCATACGGAACGATCGGCCTGGGGTCATAGGTGCTAGCCATCAACGGCTTGGTGTAGCGACCTGGGACCAAAATTTCGGCGTCCGTCTTTTCAATGAACGGCTTGGTGTGGCCCACGATGGGACACCCCAGGCCTTCATGGGCGCGCACAAACATGCACAGGGATCTAGGCCCGGTGGCCTCGATCTTCTTCCCGCAAGGACAAATGTACTTGTGGAAATCCATGGTTTTACCCGATGAGCTTGTAGGCTGCTCTGAACCCAACGTACAAGCCGAACCCGACGATGATCGCGGCGACCAGATACACCAGACCAGCTGTTGCCAATTGAACGAAGATGTTGCTTTCCATTTGCGCTCTCCTTTAAAGGTATAGCACAAGCCGCTAACGTGTTCGGCCGTCACTAATGGGGGCCAGTACACAACCCCCGGACGCCGGCAGCGCGCTTTGTTGCGCGGGACCGATTGTGCGCCGCCCGTGTGCACAAAGGGCGACTTCGGCCTGGTGCGAACCAGGTCGCTTTCTGGGGACTCTTTGCCTCCTTAGATCGTACCGCAATGCCATTGCGGATTCGGCATACCATCCCAGAAATTTAAGGCTACTACTCCTGAATGAAGTTGTCAAGTTCTTTTCTGTTACGCCAGTAATACAGCTGCTCCTGGTAACGCTTTGCGCCGGCCGGGGTAGGCTCACCGAAAACTTCTAGAGCCTGTTTCTCGGTGACGTGGCCTTGCTGAATCAAACGGAGGAGAACCGTTCTCCAGCCGCGCCACTTCTCGTTCAACGGCAGATTGTGAGCATCCAACCAAACGACAGAATACTCCCACATGAAGCCGACCTGAACGCCGCAAACGTATTGCCAATCAACGCGCTTGACGCCGTCGGCGGTTTGAATATCTTTAGGGTGATAGACCGCGAGCCCAGTAAGACCTCGACGGATGTTGGCAGAGAGATATGCCGGACGGATCGTCTCGAGCATTTTCAAAAATTCAAGGCAATTGAGGACGCGGCCTTTACGCGAAGGGGTGTCGAGGAGGTCTTCCTGGTTGTAGAATCTGTATTCTTTAACCATCTCTTTCGACATTTCTTTCTGTCGACAGAGTTCCTCGAGGTTAGCTGAAGATGTTTTGCCGTGGTGTTTCTGCGAATACTCGGCGATCTCGGCTTTGAGTTGCGGCGAACATCCAGCCAACGGATCCGCCGTTGTCCAAGTCTCCCAGGGCGCGCGCTCGTCGGCCGATGTTCCCATCAGCCTACGCTTGACGTGCTCTGGTAGATTTGCCGGTAATGCCTTTCGAACGATGTTTGCTTCTGCCATGGGAAAGTCCTCCTAGGGCTTTAAGAACGTCGAAGCCCGCGCTGGTGCGTCCCCCGAGAGAGCTCGTCAGTCAAGCCGCGGGCGTCTCGGTTCACGCCGCCCACGACAATAATCGTGTCTACGTAATCCCTCAAGAGTCTTGAAGGATTGCGTAGACAGAGGAACTGTTAAGGCCCCTCTGCCAGAGAAAGTAAGGCAGGATTCCCTCCTGCGTGGGTTTAGCTGATTCCGGACAAGGCGTCAATGAGGCGGACGCGCTGCGTCGGATCGGGCGGCAGAGTGACGGTGAAGTGCACTTTGTAGCTCGTCCAGCCGGGGATCAAGCCTTCGGGATCCGAAACGCTCAAAGCGGCGTTTTGGACAACGTTGCACTTGATTCCGCGATAGTTCCCGTCGCCGTACCCCGTGTCGCCACGGCCCGCGAGGTTGATGGCAATAACGCCGTCGCGCCCGAAGATGTACGTACGAAGAGCCGTCGCACCAGAGGTCTTATAGTTCGCCGTCTGGGTGACGAGGTTCGTCTGGAAGAAGTCAACACCGGTTCCCGGGAGTTCGAAAACTTCCGTGAGGTCGGCAGAAGGCAGCTCTTCCATTTTCATCAGACCCTCTGAGGTGTGCTTCAGGGTGTCGATGGGGCTGTTGTTGGAGGTGTCGTTGATCGCATCGCCCCAAGCAAAGGGGTGAACGATTCCGGCAAACCGTTTCTTAGCAGCCATAAACGGTTTGATCGAGCGGCCAGCCATGGACTGGATCTGGGCGCGCACGGTCCCGATAGAGAGTGAAGTGAAACTGGAGCTAGAAGCCGCTGCCAGGGACACGAGAACGGACGAATCGATCGCCGAAGCGCCGTCAACGGTGTAACGGACGAGATTCGACAAGGACTGACCGAGGCGATACGACAGCTCTTTCGCTACGTTTCCGAGAGTGTCGTCAATGGCGGTAGCCAGAGCGAGGCTCGAGAACGAGGCGTAATCAGCATATTCCCCGATAGTCGAAGTGTTGCTGACGAGAGAAGCGATAAGACCGGCAGGCGGGTTGCCTTCCGATGCTTGTGTAGTGTTGGCTCCGAACGTATTGTATTCGAAGAGGACCAACTGGTTTCCGCTATTCAGCGGCAAATCCCGACGTTCCGCGCAACGGACGTAAGGCGTTTCGGCTTTCAAGTTTTCTACGAATTGCTTGTCATAGAACTTGACAGTCGATTGAGGCAAGTTCCCGGTCACGTTTGACGCGGGGAATCCTAGAGACATTAGAGTTTTTCCCAATGAACTGCATGTGCGCGGTCTACGCTAGATTCGGCCCTCTGCGATTAGTTTGTCGACAGCCGATCTGAATCCCGGATCGGTTTTGTACTTGCGACGAGTATCGCTTACAGACATTCTATTGTATTCCTCGGCGGTCAGCCCCACGGTTGCTACGGGAGTCGCTCCTTGCCTGACACTGGCTTGGCGCGGCGATACCCCTGTGGATGCGGACCCTGGCCTCAACCGTCCCTCAACCTGCGCAGGCGTAGGTTTTGGAGGTGCTGGCCGTACAGCAGGCGCCACCGCCGGTTTAGGTGCGGGCGCTGCTGGTGCTACTGGAACTGCTGCAGAAGTCGGAACAGGTATCTCCGGTTCTGGTGTCGAAACTTGTTTTGTAACTTCGCCTTGCTCTTGCAAAATGGCGAGGGCCTTGTTCAAATTCCGAACGGTGTAGGCCCAATTGTTTTCCAAAAGGATGGCGTCCATCTTGGCGCCGACTTCTTGGGTAAAAAGGAAATCAGGATTTTGCCTGATGAAAGACTTGGCGGTGTTCATGTGTCCCGCGAGCTCTAATTCGTCTCGCGTCTTGTTGACTTCGCCGATGACTTCTTCAACGGCCCCGCCGAGAATGATCTCGTCGCGTTTGGCCATCGCTTTGTTGATGCGAACCGGGTCTCCGGAAGACATCGCCTCGCCGAACTCAAACTGCTCGTCCGCCGTCATCTTGCGGGGCGCTAGGCGCCTGCGCTCAACGGCGACATCGGCAGGCTCGTCTGCTAGTCGCTGCAGCCGCTCTGCTTCTTGCTCTCGGATCTTTGCCGACGCATGCGCGTGGGCCTGCATCAGCTTTCCGATCAATTCGTGTAAGGTCTTGCTCTTGTAAACCTGGACACCGGATCCATCTTTGTTGTCGACGCGCGCTTCCCAGCCGCCTTTGACTTTCTCGACGGTTCCGAAAGGGTATTCAATTTTGGTACCATCGGCCTCTTCGGCAGGGGCGGCCGGCACTGGCGGCTCTTCGACGGCCACCTCAGGAACAACAGCGTTTTCGGCTGCCGGTACAACCTCTTCGACGGCCGGCGCATTAATGATCGCTTCCTCAGGAGAAGCGGCCTGCGCCTGGGCGGCAGCGGTCGGAATCTCCGACGATGCGTCCTGCGCGGGGGCCACGGCTGGCGTCAAGAAAGCCTCAAGGGCTGTCCTATACGCCGAGTCCTGTCTCAGAAGACGAACACGATCAGACGGAAGGCTGTTCCAGTCGTATTCGACCTGCTTGGTCAATTCTACGAAAATCGGCCAGCCATCTGGATATACCGGGCGATTATGGGACGGCACAGTGTTGGCTGGGACTTTCCCGCTTGCAATTAATTCTTGAACGCTTCTCATGGTACTATCTCCTTAGGCACCAATCCGGTGCGTAAAATGAGTCTTGTACTGCTTCGTCCCATTTCTGGGATTTGTACGATTTAAATTTTGGAGACGGTTGCTACTCTCCGCTGGCCAGACGGAGCGGTGAAACCCGTCATAGAAACCCGTCACAAATTATTTGAAGCCTTGAATGATTCGATCCTCAAGCGGCGTATCGTTCAATTTCTTTTTGTCTCGAAGGAACTCTAGTTCGCCAGAGAACTCATCGACCTGACGGCCGATCTCTGCCTCTAGGCGTTCCGCGAACACCCTCATACCGACCGCAAAAATTCCGGTGCGGTGAAACTCTTCCTCGGATCTCCACTTGCGAAAATGCTCTGTCTCGGCCTTCTCAACTTCGCCGTATATCAGCTTGAACAATACTGCATATGCGGGCGAAGACGAGAACTGTGCCAGCGTTACTTTGTCCTGCGGAGTCAGGGCAACGAACCTGCGATCGCCGATCGGGGCTAGCCCCGGGACGGGATCGGCAGACGGGCCGTCCTGAAACTCGTCTAAAACGCTCATGGGATTCCTCCAAAGAGTTCACTACCCCGCTAAGGTTAGTTCAGATTCGATTGGGTCAGTTCCAGCAACATAGACGGAACGTTGGTGGCGATGTTGTTGCCGATGAGAGCGTTATCCGCTGTGGCGTTCGTTCTGAACACCATGGCAACGCTATGCGTCTTGTTATCCCCGACGATCATGTACTGGACGTCGAAGCCGACGAGATTATTGGCCGCCGCGCCTTCGTTGATAGACTCCGCTGCAAGCACGCCGTCGACCGCGATGCCGACGCTGACTTCCGCGGCTGCTGTCGCCGTTCCGGCTACGCCGTTCGCGGAAACGAGTAGAACGTATCCAAAGGGAACCAGAATGTTCGTAGACAGCAAGGTGGAATCAACGTTAACGTACGACTGGCTGTTGGTGGCGTAATTTCCAGTCCCTGCTCCGGACAAGAACGTGCAACCAAGTTTTCCGCCTTCAGACAAGCTGCTGGCGTCTGTATTCTGTCCAGTCAGGTTAGATTGCGTGAGTTCAGCCAAAATGAACGGGGCATGGGTCGCCGAGTTGTTTCCAATCGTGACGTTTGTGGCCGAGGCTCCCTGCGTGTGGTACGCGAGAGCGATCGAGTGAATCTTGTCGTCGCCGAATACCGCGTAGCTGAGGCCGAAAGGCGACAGCTGAGATGTTCCATGTGGAACAATGTCCTGCTCGGTCTTTAGGACGCCGTCGACCAAGAGGCCAACCGCGACCGCATCGCCCGCGTGCGTAGAACCAATAACGCCGCCGGAAGCGAGTAATAGAACGAAACCCTTGGGGATCAAAGTCGTGACAGTAAGCTGCCCACCGCCGCCGTCAACCGGCTGGAACGATTTGGAGGCAGAACTGTAATTGCCGGCACCCGAGCCAACAACCATCTGGGCCCCGAGCTTGCCTTGCGCCTCAGACATCGAAGACGCGAAGGTGCTGGCACCGAAAAAGCTGTTCTGGGTGATCTCAACCATCAGGTACGGAGCGCGCGTGATCGCATCGTTCAGGATGGAGACCACGTCTGCGCCGACTGCGGTGCGCGCGCCGAGGGTGACAGTGTGATACTTGTTGTCTCCCTTGATGAGCCAGTTCAGCCCGAAGTTCGAATAGTTGGCGAAGGTCGCGGCAACAGAAGTTCCTGCAGCCGTGATCTGCTGTTCAACCACCAGAACGCCGTCGACAAACAGTCCGACAGACGCCTGAACGGCGGCCGTCAGAGTGCCCACGGATCCGCCTGCGCTAACGATGGCGCAGAATCCCGCAGGGACGAACAGGTTCTGTCCCGCGTTAAGATTCGTGGGGTCAAGAATCGTGTAGTTCGCCTGGGACGCGACAGCATAGTTCCCAGTGCCGGACCCTCTAGAAAAGAGAGTTCCTAGCTTTCCGCCTTCGGCAGTGCTCGATGCGTATGTTGGTTGAGACATTTGTTTCTCCAAATTTCTTTAAACTATATCGACGGTTCTGCCCCGGCGAGTTACTTCGCGAAAATGTTTATTTCCGCCCCTGAAGCAGCAGTGAAAGTTGTGACCTGAAAATCCGCAATTTCTAGCGGCGGATTAAAATCCATAGTCAACGGCGCAACAGGGGGTGTGCCCGCTGGTCCCGTGGGCGACATGAGGGTAATAGGGCCCGACGCGGCTCCGTCCGTCAACGTGAAGGACGTGTTGTATGTAATCTTGTAAATCCTGATTCGGTCGCCAGGATTAGGAAGAAGTCCTGGCTGCGAATTCTTCAGAGATACAGGCATGAGCCCGACGATTCGGTAATTTGGTCCTGCAAGTTGGTTGGGCATTTGCTTTCCTTATCCTGCTAATTCGCTGCCGCCGAGGCCTGGGCCGCCGGGGGATCCACCAACAGCTTCGTTAATTCCTGCTTGTTCAAGTGAATGGCGGATGACGTCTCCGGCCGCGCGCTCGGTCCACGCCTGCGATTGTAACTGCGCCTTCTGCTTGAATTTTTGATCGTTATTGGCCGCCTGCGCCGCCATCTTCTGGGCGCCGGGGCTTTGCTGTTGCCGCTGTTGAATCATCTCGGGCGTCAACTTCTTGAAGATCGAGTAGTACGCCGAACTTCCCCATCCGCTGACGTCTGTCAACATGTGGAGCAGTTCAGAGTAGGAAATGTATTCCTGGTTGATGTCAGCGATCTGTCCAGCCAACGCGGGGTTGGTGAAATACTGCATGATCAAAGGCATCGACTGCGCCATCTGCTGACGAGCCGCCAAATGGCTGCCGGCCAGGACGTTGAAAGTCTTGATGCCCTTCTTGGCTTTCATGAAATCCTGGAACGAGGCTTGACGATCCTTTTCCAGAGACTCATTCAAAATTTCACGGTACACCGACGGCGGCAAGAACATACGATTCAGATCGTACATCTTCCACAACCACGGTTGGAACACCTGACGGACGAAATCCTCGACCAGTCCACCAATACGATCCATGGCGGCCGTCATAAGATTGCCAGCGCCCGTGGCGGTGCGACCCATAGAGGATCCGCGGCCACTTGGCTTGGATGCGCCCATCGTCAGCATCTCGCTCGCGCCGGAAGAGGCTTCCGTTCGCGACTCGGACGCAGCGACGACCTGGAACAGTTCGCCCTGAATCTTGGGGATGTCCAGCGGATGTAATGCCTTGTCGGCGGGTCCATCGACGTCGATAAATCCACCAAGTCTGGCACGAACCTGCTGCGTGTTGATATTGGCTCCGCGCGACCTGACTATTGGTTGGTTCGCAGCCAAAGAGCCGATATCAGCTACAGCATTGATGAAACCTTGCTGGAGGCGTTGTTCGCCGCCCAGGATGGTCCCAAGCCCGAGGCCCCAGAAGCAGTCTTGAATCTGCCACCAGTTGACCGAATAAAATGGAATGCAACCGAACACGTTGGGCTCGTTGCGAATGATGCGCTTGCCGGCGAGAACCGTAAGCACCTTGTTGTTGTCCCAACGCTCTTGCAAAACCAGAGGCTCGTCCAGGGGGTCCTCTGTCGTCTTTGTGAACAGGGGTGCCGCGTGCTGAACGAACTGAGAATTGTTCTGACCGGACGTGTAGTTATGACCGCCAGCCATTCCGCCTGCATCTGCTGCTACTGGCGTTTCGAACCACGACTTGATCTCTTCCTCGGAAGGAAGGTTGTATCGATAGATCGGCTCGTTCTTCTCGTTGTAATAGACTTCATCCTTCATGCAGATGAGGTCGCGATACGTAACCGGAAATTCGTGAATGACAAACTTGGCCTTGGTGATGTCAGGAACGCGGCAGCCTGGGTCAACCAGGACTTGTCGGATGTCGCAGTTCTCCAAATACGGATGCGACTTCAAAACTTCTTTTTTGACCATCGTGAAGAGATCGGACTCAGGCGTCGGAACTTCGATCATTTGTCCGGGATTGTCCGGATCCGAAACCTTCATCGGCTCTTCTTTGGGTGTAAAATCCCACTCGTCGACGTAGCGATCTTTCCAGCCCCACTTCCAAATACCAGTTCCGTTCAACAGGCACGAAAAGAAGCCGTACTTTACTTCTTGCTGGAAGCCCATCTCGTCCAACTGAAATGCTTGGATCTCTTCGATTGAGCGCGCGGTGTCCGAAGAGATGCTTGATTTCGGAGACAGATCAAACGAGGGTGTCTCGTAGAATAGCCCGCCGACCAGCTTCGAATTGATAGCGTTGACGTGTGTCGCCACTGTGAACTTGGCGATGTTCGCCTTCGGCATCGAAGTTCCTTCCCAAACGCGTAGCGTCGGGGGAGACTGATACAGAAGGTCGATCTCGATCCATCGAATGTTGAAATAACGGCTCTCGATCCAGGATCGCGTGTACTGCGCGTCACGCGTTACCAGTTTGAGGGCGACGTCGTCCGATACTTCCGCAGGACTTTTGATCTGCGTAATATCTATCTTTCCGGCGGTACTTGTGCCGGGGATCTCTTGGACGAGTGCCATGTCTACTTTCCGAAACCGGATATGGAATACGGATCATACAGATCCTCGCCGCCGGTTCCTGGTTCTGGTGATACAGGCTGCTCGACGATCACGGGGGCGTAATCGCCTTGTCCGAAGAGCATGTCATAAAAATCCTTCTCTTGAAGCATCCTATTGAATTCTTCCTGGCGTTTCTTTCCGCCGGGACCGCCAGGTTCTATAACGCCGGTAGGAAGAACGCGGAGCGCATGACTGATCGCGTCCGGGATATCGTCGTGAAGGGCCGTTCCAAAATCTTTGAACTCTTTGTAGAGATCATCTAGATACGAGATTGAGTTCAAAAAGAACAGCTGCGCGCCGACTAGAAGCGGTTGCAATGCGCCTACGCGGGAAGCCTTCGCGTTTGGTGACCGGTCGACTTTGAAGAAATCCAGAGGAATGTACGAAATCCCTGACTCTTCCGAATACCGACGGATCGTTTGTTCAAGGAACTGAGCTCCGTTCGAATTCTCGATGCACACCAGGCGGGGTTGAAATTTCTGATACGACGCCACAATCTCGCGCGCCAACTCGCTGTCCGTATAGTGGTCGCGATATAACTCGACCAGATACATGCGATTCTCGCTGTCTAGCCCAATCACGGCTCCGCAAGAGTAGTCGCTCTGCTGGTTCGCGGCATACGCGAAATCCCACAGAATGTAATATCTCAATTGATGGGGCAACTGATCCAACGGAATTGTGCGCTGAACCAGCAGGTCCATCGGGAACTTTACTTTCCTAGTTCCTGATGCATTAAGCATGTACTGCGAAAGGTAAATGCCAAGATCCTTCCGCTTCTTCTTGTTCAAAAAATCGCTGGTCAGGCGCTTGCGGCCAGTCTTGTCGAACTCAAACAATAATTCCCAATCCGCGTCAGTGCAATCCCGCTCGTCTTTGTGCATCGACGCTGGCTTGAGCCAGCGCGCGGGTGTCGAGAGCAACCGGAGATCTTCCGGCTTCTCAGCCTTCTCGATCGTGAACGCGTAGAGGTCGTTGCCGGCGTACGGCGTGCCGAGAAGGTCAGTCATACCGCCGGGGTCCACTAGGGACGCGGCGTAATTGACCTTGCGAATTACCTTGGCCACCAACTGCGGTGTCTCGGCGTTCTTGTCGTTGACGGCATCGTCGACCTTCGCCAGATCGCAGTGCCATCCAGGCAAGTTAGACAAAATCGAAGCCGCCCAAGCAGAGGGATCTTTTTTCTTCTCGTCGCCGACGGTACGCTTCGGACAGATGAACTCTGACTCGACGCCGTCGGTATTTGAAGCGATCGTCCACTCGGGAAACAGCTTCTGAAAGTTGGTGGGCGCCGCGCCTTTCGGGATGAAGAAATAGTTCTTCAACTCTCCGATGAACGACGCCGCCAAACCTGTTTCTGCCGCCAAGATCAAAATACGTATGCTCGGCAGATTAATAAACCATTGTACGCAATCCACAACATCCAGCGTGGACTTCCCGGTGCCGCGGGGGTACAGAAGCAAGCGCTCTTTCGTCTCGTCCTGATCCTCGATCTTCTTTGAGGGATCCTTCTGGACGAAGAAATTACAGACCGGCGCGTGCGTATAAAACGTGAAGAACTTGTTGAACATCTCGCGGCCGAGAAACAACAAATTCGTTTGGCACATCAACCTCAGGAAATCTAAGGTGCGGCCTTCTGCTAATGCTTTTCTGCCGTCGTTGCTTTTGAAAATTTCGATGCGCTTGACAGCTGCGGCCACATCCGGATCCGACTTGTTCGTCGAATGCTTGATGAAGGCCAAATCGAAGGCGAGATAATTCTCCGCTCGAGTTTTAAGGTCGAGCAACTCCTTCGGCGGATCGCCGGACATATCGCGATCTGCTACCAACCAAAAGTGTTTCGATGCCAAGCCCTCTTCGCGCGTTGCGGCGAGAGCTTGGGCTTCACGGAGCAAATACTCCGTGTTCCAAACTAATTGTTCTGACATTGTCGTGACCTGGGAGGGGCCCAATCCGGGCTACTCGTGGTACTTCGATGGACGCGACCGGCGCGAGGCCGGCGGGGTTTTAGACGCCTGGTTCTGGTGCTGGCGTGGCCTGGGGGCCAGCTTGCTGCGGACCAACTGCTTGCCCGCCGCCAACGTTGTCGTGCATTCCGCTAATCATGGTCGCGAAATCGGGGGACGCGTAGGTGATGGCATCTTTTGCCACTTCCCCGTTTTTTGGCGGGTGGTGATGATGCGTCGTCGTGTGCGACCCGTTCGCGTGGTGAACGACTTCGGATCTATGGAAATTGTGCTTGGGCTTGTCGTCTTTTTCGTCTTTCTTCTCTTCGGCCTTCTCGCCCTTCTTGCCTTCGGCCTTTTCTTTCTTCGGAGACTCTTGCTCCTCTTCCTCGGCAGCGGACGCCATTGCGCCAGCCTTCTTGCCTAGATGTTCCATGGCAAGTTTCTCAGCCTTTTTCTTGTCCGTAGGCAGAACCATTTCGCCCTTGTCAAGAATGGCAGGACCGGTCTTGTCGACCTTACCGCCCTTTTTGTAAGGCTTCAGCGGCTGGTCAGGATTCGCTTTGTTGTACTGATCCACGTTGTCGGCCTTCGCTTTGATGCCTTCAGCCGCGGACTTCGCTTCTTCGCCTACCCCGGATCCCGCTGGTTTGGGTTTCGGTGTAAGCGCGTCTCCTACTTTCTTTGCACCTTTGCTGATCATGTCGGACAGCATGCCCGTGTAAGATTTCTTCGGAGGAGGCGCAGGCGCCACCTTCATGCTATCGCTGGTCTTGTCGGCGACTTCTAAAAGTTTCTTGCTCTTGGCGATCGCTTCGTCCGCCATCTTCTTTCCATCTTGTGCCATTGTCTTATCCTCGGGGCTTAGCGGTGTGTCTAATTCGAACGACCGGTGCTGGTTTTGGTTCCTGCTTCGGACGCTTGTGCGCCGGGAGCTTCTTGCCTTGTTTCTTGGTTTCCGTTTCCCACTCTTGAACTGCGGCTTTCCCGCCTAGGGCTTCAGTGCCCTCTTTGGTGTGGGCCCAAGCTTCTTGCGCTTCACTTTTGAACGGCATATTACACCTTCGTGTCTGCGTCCGGATAGCGCTGGTATGTGAAAGCATGGCCAGCCAGGAACGCGTAGAAGCCATACAAACTGTTTTGAATGCCGGACCCTATGTCGTGGCCGGTCTTGAAATGATAAGCCAGAACCGCGCCCTGCGCTGTGGCCGCCAAAAGAATGTGGAATTTGTTGATCAGCGTGTCGAAAACTTTGTCGAAATTCATTTCGCGGACTCCAGAAAAGATAAAGGGCGGCCGCTAGCACGGTCGCCCTCTGATTTGGTTTGCGTCAGCGGTTATGCTTTTGTTGGAGCGCCGTAGTCATTCGCGTGAAAACCACGACCTACAAGGATCGGCGCGCCGGTTTGGGAAACCGTCAGTTCAGCTTTCTGACCACAGCTGCAAACGTCATGATCTCGCTCTTTGTCGGAGACTTTGATCGATTTGACGCGCTCTATTTTATGGCCCGAGCTGCACAAATATTCATAGACAGGCATGACACCCTCCGGTGTTAGGCTTTAAGGGGCAGACGATTCCAATCAAGGACCTTACCCCGAAACTTGTTCGTCTTTCTTGGCCATCGAACGAGTGACACTCGTCGGGCCGTGGACGGCACACTTCCATCCATGGAGACCGTGGAGGAATTTGCCCTCCTTGTCAGCACTGACAGGGGGCTTTGAAACAGATCCACCACATTGGGCACAGCGGTAAAGATATTTCACCGTTCCTCCGTTAAACCCGCGGGTTACGTCGTGTGCCCATATGTTGGCACTTGGTAGTATGAAAACAAACGAGTTACTCCAAACAAACACTCACGGTAGATCAGGATAGACTGCCCGAGCCCTTTTCACCCATCCGGCTAGATCCTTCAGCCGGTCTGGATGCAGTGCAACCACTGCATGATAGAAGTTCTCTTGGGCAGCCCTGAGTTCAGAAGCCAATATGGCGCTGTCATTCTTCAGGACGGCGGCCAAGGTTACTGGGCCCAGTTTGCCATCAACCTGGAGCCCCAGGGCTTGCTGGAGAAGTTTCGTGGCGCGCTCCACTCCGTCGTTCACGCCGAACGACATCAGCGTGGCGGCCAACTCGTCGTTCTGGAGATGCGTAAGCTGCATCGGCGTCCAAAACTCGTTCCAATAGAAATGCTTAGCCACGATGAGCGCTAGATCGTTGTTCATGCGCGGAGCACCCATAACGTCATTCCAAAACTCCCAGGGAACTCCTCGGCCATTTTTAGACGTCATACCGAAGCGCGTCCAGCCCGCGCCGTCACCAAGGTTAACGGTCTTTCCGGCCAAGGTCCGGTCTTCGAGCCGAAGAACCCAATCCACAATACTTCCGAAGTTTGCCATAAATCACCCTTTTACATACGTGTCCCCAAAAGCATACGTTGAGGATCACCATCAACAAAAGCTGCAACATGACTACCTCGTGATTGTCATGAACTTCTTTAGTTCAGGGATCCAAAACATCTTCCCGGGCTTTGCTCTCCAATACGGATTCGCTGTACCGTGCGCATGCTTTGTTTCTGCGATCATCGGGTCCTTCTCACCTTCGGGCGTTCCAGGCCTGTTAGCGTAGGTGACCTCGCCGCGCTTGTGGCACTGCGACAGAGCCGCGCGGTGGCGAAACCCACACACAGGGCAATCCATCATTTTGCCGAGCTCAGCGTTGCGGCCGGCGAACGACCGCTCGCGGAAGGCCTTCTGAAACTTGAACATCAATTCGTTGGCTGCTTGCTGCTCTTTCGAGAGCATATTGATCTTGATCATTTTCTCTCCTCAATCGGCCTAATCAAATCGCCGCCATCCACTATGGACAAATAGCGACCGCGGTACTTCTTCTCAGCCACCACCCACTCATCGTTGTCGTATAGCCTCGTAATGGACGCAAAAAACTCTCGCTGCATTTCGCCGTACACTTTGATGCGCTCTTGCTCTTGCAAATCCCCGGCCACATACGCGCGCTCAATATGCGCCCTCTCGATCGTAGCGGCGCGCGGAGTTGATTTCTTGCGCTCTATTATGCAAATCTCATTAGGACTGTGGTAGACGCTTTGCTTGTCGTATTTGAGAACATATTCCGCCAAACCGTCTACTACCATCACTTTGGCTACCAACCTGGACACACGCTTCCGACACGCACAAACCTTAGGTTTGGGCTCGCCGCGTTCTATGGAGTAACACGTATGTGTTAGAACTTCTTTTGCCATGGGCTCTCCGTTAAACCTGCTGGTTACGTCGTGGACCCCGTCCGTCGGCGCGCATTCCTTTAGAAGTCCAGGTAATACCACGAATTACCATCTCGATGGATCTTGGCTTCTCGTTCAGTTCATCCGCGACCTCGGAGAATGTCCACCCCTGGCGGAAGTATAATTGAATCACCTGCGCCCACCTTCCAGCACGCTTTCGCTGCAACGGTTTCTCATGAAGCTTAGGGAACGCCGTTAGAAGAATTTTTTGAACGCCCGTATCGGATTTGGCCCAATCCGGCATGCTACGCTCTTCTCGCCTGATCTTCTTGATCTGAAATCCTATGGGCTCGTTCTTAGGTCTATTTGATAAATTTGATCCTAGATCTACGAATTTAGAAACTTCCGCAAAGAGCCCGCGCTTCTTGCGATTTTTGTATACGTTTACGTGGCCGGTGCCGTCCGGCTCGCGACTACCATTTAAATTCGGATCAAAAGAGTGATCCTGAAAGTGTACGTCCTCTTCGGCGACAACACATTCATAGCATAGGAAAATGAACTCCTTGCTGATACTTTCCTCCGGCAACGATATGCTGTGCGGACAATCTGGACTCGAACAACGAAATAGCTTCATTCAGTGGCCTCCTCAGGCTCGTCAAAATAGTCACTCAAATCTTCTTCTGCTTTCTGCTCAAACATGCTGTCACGAAACACACTGTCGCGTAAGACGAAAGCCCTGAAGTATCCGTCGCCCCGATCGTCGTGCGGGAACCGCACTCCGAAGGTGTTGGTCCACCGATTCGACTCCCACGCGTTGACGATCCGTACGATCTGATCTGCTGCTATGGCACCGGCGTCCTTGGCGCTCTCTGGACTCACGCGCGCCGCGCTGAACTGCAAACGCTGCCTAGTGATGTCTTCTCGCTTAACAAATACGGCGTTCTCTTGGACCCAACGCGCCGCCCGCTCTTTGGCGACTTTAGTGGTATCCAGATTGGTGGTGCCCTCGCGGAAACCCTGGGCCTTTCGCATCTCTTCAATCATCAGGTCGTTGCCAACAAGGTACACCCCACCAGCCTCATCGTCGACGCACGCAACCACAGCCTCGGCACCCGCGGGAAAGTGCATCGTATCCACCAGCAGTGTTACGCTGTAACCCTTCTTGAGACCGTGGCCGCATTTCTTGAACCACAGGAAGGCGACGTCTGTCCATTTGTCCTTCTCGCTGAGCACCCAAGCATACTGCCGTAACTGCAGATCATGTGCGACGATTCCTATTGAATCGTCTAAATCTATGCCGCTCGTCTTCATGTCGACGATGACTTTCCTATAGATGCCATCTTCTGGCTTCCACTCAAGTTTCGGCAACGCCGGATGATTGGGGTCAACGTGGCAGATCATGTCGAGCTTGGCAAAGAACTCGATACCACCGTACTTAGGGTCGCCGGGGAAAACTTCTTTGGTGAACTGACGTTGGAAGACGGTATCCAGAGGGATCGGCAGGGACGGTTGACGAACAGCGTATAGGCGCATCATTTCGCGACCGGCGCGCATAAGGCTTTCCCAATTGATCTCTTTCTTGGTGTAGACCAGGGGCTTCTCGCGCGCGCTAGTCCATAGGCGCGCGAATTCCTCCTCGCCTGCACCCGCGCGACCTTTGACTTCGTGGTGGAACTGCACCGCGTCTTCGAGCGCGCGGCCGAACAGGAGCGCCGCTTTGGAGTCTTTCTCCCTCCAGCCCATGACACGATGCAGCCAATATTTGTAGGGACAATGGTCGAACTCTAGGCCGGCACTATAAGAGTGTCGGTTGCGTTCATTGCCGTCGGAATCGATGTAGAGGATTGCCATTATGCCATCATCCCTTCAAACAGCCCAGGCTGCCCTTTGAATCCAGAAACCGGTTCTGCGTCCAGCACTTTCTGCTTGTCCTCGGTCCAGTGCCCTTCAAGAAACTCGGACATAGTGCCGTGGAATGTCACCGTGAGTTGCTTGGCTGCACGGGTGAGCGCGACCCACATTATTCTGCGCTCTTCGTGAATGTCCCCTCGCTTGTGAGGTAGTAGATCCTTAGAAACTCCCGCAACATAAACAACATCCCATTCTTTTCCTTTGGCTTGGTGAACGGTCGACAAAGTAAGTCGCAAACTTCGTGATCGCCTAGAAGCTGCGATCGCCCGTCGGGCGTGGTCCAGGAACTCGGGAATTGTGTTATACCTAGCTGCGACCTTAGATAGCTCTCCGATGTTTTCTTTGGCGTCGTTGTCTCCATCGCTCTCCTCTTCGTTTTCGTAATAGGCTTCGACGTCCGCGTGGTCAAGAATCATTCTCAGCGCATCTACGGGCTTCATGCTTGGCTGCCTGAATGACTTGATGAATGCTGCGGCCTTCTGAATGTTGTCTCGCTGTGATTGATTGAATTCCGCCAAGACCTCGGGGTCCGCCATCAGCTTGATGAACGGCGGTGCGGTGCCAGTGGCCTCTAGTTCTCGCTTGGCTTTAGATTGTAGGGCGCAGATAAGATCGCGCTTTTTGAGGTATTTCGTAACTTGGTACGGTGATTGGATAATTGATTTAACTGCTGCGTCATTGGGAAAGTCAACCGCTTTTGTGTATCCCAGAAGGTACTTGACTTCGGGCTGTGTCCAAAATCCAGACTTCCCCAACAGGTTATACTTAATTCCCCGATCAATGCACGCATTCTCGAAGCGCGCGAGCTGACGGTTCGTGCGCGTGAGAATTGCGGTGTGTTCGGGGTCCAGGATGGAGCCAAGAATTTTTGCAGCTTCGTCGGAGTCGGACCAATACCGGCGTACAATCGGATCTGGTCCATCGCCGACTTCAGATACCATACGGTCGATAAGTTCGCTTTTCTTCGGAGCGAATTTCTTGCAAAAGTCCACGATCTGCCTAGTAGAACGATAATTGCGGAAAAGATAGATGGTTCGGCAGCCAGGAAAACGCGTAGCAAAGTTAGAAAGTCCGTCGGGCTTTGCTCCCCGCCAAGCGTAGATGAGTTGCTCTTCGTCCCCAACAGCGAATACATTTTTGTTCTCCTTGGATAGTAGTTCGACCAACTTCCACTGAATGTCGTCGGTATCCTGAGCCTCGTCGACCAGCACGAACTGATACTGCCAGCGGGCCAGTACGTCTGCGTTGTTCTGGAGGATGTTGACGCTCTCGATGAGCATTCCATCGAAGTCGAGCCAGCCCTCTTCGCGGCTGCGCGCTTCGTAATACTTGTACGCCACTGCCAGGTGCAGCCCGACAGCCCCTAGGGCTTCTTCCATTGCCTGGTCGGGTGTCTTGGCGGTACGCTTCATAAGAGAAATATACCCTACCAATTGTTTAAAGTCAAGTCTATTCTCGCGGCACAACGTATACAGCAGTTTACGCTGCTGCCCGGGCTCCGGCGGCGCATTGTGTAGCACGAACGGAAGTTTCTCGCGCTCTCGGTGGATGAGTTCAAGGCACAGGCTGTGGAACGTCCGGAATATCTTCTGATCCTCCGGAAGCTTGGCGCGGCGTGCCATTTCGGCTGCGGCCTCGCGCGTGAAGGTTAGGGCCAGGATGTTCTCTGGCGGGTAACCCTCTCTAAGCAAGGAGTGAACGCGCTCGACTAGCGTGCGCGTCTTGCCGCTGCCGGGGCCGGCTTGACAAACCCAATAACCACCCCTGGCGTTGACTGCCTGCATTTGCTCGGGATTAAGCACTGATTTCCTTTTCGATCGCGTTAACGACGGCGGCATCACCTTGATTCTTAAGCACAACGTCGAGGTCCCCCAACAGCATTTTGTATTCCTCGATGGTCTTATTCGGCGCGTACTTGCGCACGTACTTTTCCCACTTGGCCGCAATGCCGAAACCCTTAGATGGGCGCATGCCGCCGCGCTGGAGCACATCGCGCCTGTATATTCCTAGGCGCGCGAAGATCTTTTCCATCTCGTCTTTTGATGGCGGGGCCTCTAGAACAAACGGGGGAGGCAGCGGGGGCGGCTCGAACGGCGGGGGCACAGCGGCCTCAAACGTCCTGCCGTATTCTGTAAATGTTATAGGGGCGGTAGACGTAGGGGGCAGCGGTGCAAGAACCACTTCCACAGACGGGGCCGGGGCGACCACTACTGGGACCGCAGGAATAGGCACGTAACCCGCAAGGTCGGCGTCGGTGACCTCGACCACGGATCCCCGCATGCCTTCTACTTCGGATTCGTCTAGCATGCCAGAACCGACGAAGTCCAGGATCGCGCGCCGCTTGGCTTTCGTCTGCGCGGCCATGATGGCGTCGGCGTATTCCTTGCCACTCAATCCCTTCAAGGACGTCACGCCGGACGCGGTTTCGGTGCGTCCGTCTGGACTCTTGATGGTGGCCTCGAATACGGCGATATCGCGCTCGAACGTTGGGTTCTGATTGACGATTGAGGAACTTAGGTGATGTAGCTTGCTGAACTGCGCGGAGGCGCCGCGCAACGCGTACAAGATCAAGTTACGCTTCCCGTTGCGATCAATCTGCTCAAAGTACTGCAGAGGCCGGGTGCGGGGGTTTAGCCCGTGGGCTTCACAGACCTGGATATAGAACTGTGTCCGCTGCTCCGCGTCTAGCAGAATCAAATCACCGGTTACGACTAATGATTCTAGGTGTGCCAATGTGTTCTCCTCACTTCTTATAATAGTACCCTGACCAGCCGTTCGCTGTCAAGGGCAATCCTGGGGCCCAATCAACTGGCTGCGACATGCACCATACCAAATCTTCCAGACCCATACTCCCGTCTTCTGGGTGCTCACAGACGATCTCGTCGTGAACGTGAGCAACAATATTCAAGCCAAGTTCATCGGCCCGCAACATGCCAACCACCAACAGATCCCTGGCGATTGCCTGTACGATATTTTCTGTGAGCTTCCCTCCGTGCGTGGTGATCTGAGTCCACATCTTCGTGGTCTGATCAATGCCGTCATAGAATATTGTGTCCTTGACGTAGGTCGTCCCATCGCGGCCCTTCTGCTCGCGCTCTTCAACCCCGACGTTCAGGTAGTGCAAGCATCTGCCGGACGGCAGGTGGATCCTGAAAATGAATGTGCCGTTCTTGCGTTTCCTGCGATCGCACCATACCAACTTGGTGGGCCCTAGCCATTCGGTGGAGCCCATCTTGATGCAGCGGATGGCCGCACGCTCTACGTCATACCAGAAACTGACCACCTTCTTGAACCTGGACCGAAATATGTGCACGGCCTCGTGCGCCTGATCTTTGGTCATCGGGCAGAACATATCTTCTGCGTACTTCCACAGACCAGTCTTAACGCGATCGCCGTACTTGTTGGTGCCCCAGTCGCCGCCAGCTTGCCTATACCCGCAGCCGAGTACGGCCGGCTTGGAAATCTGCCGTTTGAACTTGGCGTCTGGATCTCCGTTCTCGTACGCCGCGAACAACACCTCGTACGGGATGTTGAACCAGAATGACGCAAAATCTATATACGGGCACTTGCCTGCAGAGAACACGTCTAGGATTGCTTGCTCCCCGGCAACCCACCCGAGCACGCGGTTTTCGATCGCGTTCAGATCGCTCACATCCAATCGCTTTCCCTTTTCCGCGACGAACGAAGACCGAATGCACGACGTCATAACGTCGATGATTGGGTCGCTTGGGAACGCTGTAGCGATGCCGTCGTAGTCTTCCGCGAAGATTAACTTGATGGCTTTATCGAGCCCGCCCTTCTTTTCGATGCTCTTGATCGGGCGCGCCATGTTCTGAAACTGCACATCCTGGCCCGCCCATCGTCCCGCGCGGGGAGAGCCGTAGAACAGAAACTGATCGCGCAGCCGGCCGTCGGCGCTCAAGCCCTCGCTGATGGCTTGTAATTTTGTGTAGGAAGTTTTCTTGGAATATTTGAGAATATCCAACGCCTTTCGGCAGTCGGGCGTCATCTTGACTTGATCGTCGGAAAGCGCGGCGCGAACGGGCTCTTTACGGAGGGAGCCGTATGGATACCCTTTAGGCGTAACCCACGCCAGCATTTGAGGGGTGGAGTTTGGATTCTCAAGACCTGTTATCTTCTTGAGTTGATCTGTGTAATGGGTTCGATTACGTTTAGCCAACCGGAAGCACTTCTCAGCAAAATCCTTGTTGGCGGCGATGCCGCGATAGTTGATCCTCTGATCCAAATACCACATCTTCTGCTCGGTCTCGGTCAAGGGGAAGACGTCTGTGCACTTCTGGACGGCGCGCTCGGCTACGACGTCCTGGCGGCAATACTCGACGAACTCATCCCATTCTTTGGGGTGAGACCGGTGGTCATTGAATATGTATTCGCGATTAGGGTCGTACACAGGGCTTATATCGAATAGGACGTTCTCGTCTTCCGCCTGTCTCTTGAACTTCGACGGTCTGGGCTCGGTAAACAACTTGCGCAACGTTGCGCCGCTTTCCTCGTCCTTGTAGACTTCAAGCGGCAGATCCAACGCGCGACCAACGTTGGCCAACTTGCCGGGGATGGACAGATACCGCGCGCCAACCGACGGATCTTTCATCTGCTCAAACGGTATGAAAATGCCAAGCTGCGTGTCGGTAGCGGTGTGTTCGAAGTGTGTATTCCAGGCCACCTTCGTGATGTCTGGATCGCGCAAAGCTTTCTCTAAATCCTGAGGGATTGGGCCTTTGTGGCATTCCCAAACTTTGACCAGGCCGTCGCCGAAAGCATATGCGGCCATCAGCAGTTTGGTTTGAGGATGTGCGAAATACTTGTGAACCCCTACTTCAGTGAGGTCTAGGGGGCTTCGGGTTTCGTAATCGAAATGAAGTTCTCGACTCATTTAATCCTCGACCCACGAGACGATCTGAGCCTTCCTACCACGCTTGGTTTCGCCTTCGCGTAGGCCGATCTTGATGTACCCCTCGTGCAAGAGGGATTGTATCGCCTTGTCAAATATCTGCACTCCAAAATTATCCGATCGCACTTCACGGCTCAGTTTAGATCTAACGATTGATCCATGCCTCTTGACAACCGTCTTGATCAAACCTTCCATTACGGCGTAATCGTTGCGACCAGGAACCGGCTGGTGCGCCGCGCGAGCGTCTAACTCGTACTCGGCCAACGCTATGGCCCGCTCGATGATGTCTTCGTCGCAGTCCACTTGGATAGGCACCTTGGCCGCCTCGGCGTTCGGTACCACGTCTGCTCCACTCATCAGCCACGCTAGGTGCGAGGCGTTGCGATGGATCATGACCTGGATACGGCCGGTTACATCTACCGATATGTCACGCCATTCTTTGCGGCGGTCGGCGTACCACTTGTCGAGGATGTCCAGAG